ACGCCCTCACTTTCATAGGTGAGATAGAAGGCACTGGCAGGTTATCGATGGCAGATAACGGCACTCAACTTATGATCCTGGCCCCTGGTGGGAACGGGTATATCTATAACCATGTGGCCGATACATTCGCCCAGATAACAGACACGGACTTTACAGCTAATGGAGCTCCTCAATTCGTCGTATTTATTGATGGCTATTTTCTGGTTACCACAGATTCCAAGAAGTTCATTGTTTCCGCAATCAACGACGGACTCTCGTACAACGCCCTAGACTTTGGCACGGCTGAATCGGACCCGGACGACATTGTTGCCCCGGTGGTCTATAAGAATCAGCTATTCATCTCTGGCGGTGAGACCTTTGAGGCTTTCCAGAATATCGGTGGCGCTGACTTCCCGTTTAGCAGGACAGGACTATTCCTCCAGAAAGGATGCTACTCGCCATTCTCTCTAGTTAACGCCCAGGACACGTTTATGTGGGTTGGCGGCGGGGAGAACGAGGGGCCGGCCATCTGGGCTCTTAACGGTAACAGTACAGTCAAGATATCAACGACTGCGATAGACTCTTTACTGTCTACACTCACAGAGACCGCTATAGCGAATATCTACTCATGGGCGTACGCAAGCAAGGGAGCATACTTTATAGGCTTCTCACTGCCCTCTACAACGCTTGTATACGATACGACATCTCAGAGGTGGCACGAGAGAAAATCTCTCTTAGACGGCTCCCTAGGAGCTCTCAGGGTGTCCTCGATCGTTAAGGCTTACAACAAGGTTATCTGCGGTGACGTTATTGACGGCAGGATTGGCGAGCTAAACCCGGACGTGTACACAGAGTACGAGAATATAATCATTAGGCGCGTCGCTACACAGCCCTTTCAGAACAATATGCAGTCGGTGTTTTTCCCTACGCTAGAGCTCACTGTTGAATCAGGCGTGGGCAACACTGACGCCCCTGACCCTCAGATCACGCTAGAGAGAAGCAAGGACGGCAAGACCTGGAGCGGACCTATCTCTCGCAGCATAGGCAAGATTGGCGAGTACAGCCGAAGGGCTATATGGCGCAGGAACGGTAGGGCTTCCAGGTTCGAGATATTCAGGTTCACTCTAACGGATGCGGTCAAGCCTGTAATAATACAGTTAACCGCTAATATTATTGGTGGTGATAAGTGACAGGCCCTAGGCTTAACCAGGCGCAGCCTATCGTCCAACCTGATGGGACTATGGCTCAACCGTTTAGACAGTTTACCCAGGACGCAAGCCTAAGCATCCCTATCGTGGGAGTGGGCTCGCCAGAGGGTGTGGTAGAGGCCAGGCAGTACAGTTTGTACATAAACTCTACTGGGTCCACAGGATCGATAGAGTACAGGAAGATGCAGCCTGAGATTGGCGGCGATACCTCGCAGGGATGGGTCGCAGTCTAAGTATGCTAAAATTAACTAAATTAAGTAGGGCGATAAAATGGATCCGTTAACTATTGCAATGACCGCAGCAAGTCTTGGTGGTTCGATACTGGGCAATAAAGCTCAGAAGGATGCAGCGAAGGAAGCTGAGGCTCAGCGCCAGGCTAACATGGGATTAATCCAGCAGTACGGCAGCAGGGCGATTCAAGCTCTTACTCCTGGCTACCAGACTGCTCAAGGCATTCGACAGCAATCTCTTGATCAGAATCTAGGCTTAGCTGGATCCACGTTCCGCCCTATGATCGAGCAGGTCCAGACTGGTGATTACATGGGGCAGCAAGCTCTTCTGGCAGGGCTTATGGGGCAGCGCTCAGCTATCCTTGGTGATCCTATCAATTATGGCAACCTGCAAGCTCAGAGCGTCCCTGTTAACTATGGCGCGTTATCTGGCCTGACTTCACCTGAAAGTTTAGAATTTCAGCCTATAGAAGCTCCTGACTTTGGCGACACGGCGCAGACAACTTTTACTGCGTTTGATACGCAACAGTATTTGGCCGCAAACCCAGACATTGCAGCAGACTACCAAGCAAAAAAATCAGAATTACTGGCTGGTGGAGATCCTCAATTCCGCACTGAGGAAGGTTACGCCAAGTGGCACTATGATAACTACGGCAAGGCAGAAGGGCGTCCGACTTCGGTTGATTCGGCTCAGGCGCCGGCAGCTACTCAAGCGGTATTTAGCTCGGAGCAGGTCGCAAGAGCAATAAGCAACATGGGAGGTCAACCATGAGTATAGCGCGTCTTCAGGGGCTACCAACAGGTGGTAACTACACAGCCGAGACGGTTGATAAAGTAAAAGACCTTCTCAACTCTGGCGCGGTAGATGTTAATGATGTCTCCCAATATTTCAGCGTGCCTAAATCTTTAGTGATTCAAAGCCTTACGGGTATATCTCCCCAAGCCTTTACGGGTAACACACTAACAGCCGATCAGGTTGATGCGGTTGAGAAGCTTGTCAGCACAGGTGTGGCGAGCACGGGTGATGTGTCTGAATACTTCCAGGCTCCTACAGAGGTGGTTGAGCGGCACTTAAGGGATATTAGAGGATACAACCCAGCGCAGATAGCAGAGGCCCAGGCCGGACTACCTATATCTCCAGCGGCTCAGCCGGCAGCTGAGGTGGCACCTACCCCGGCACCTACCCCAGCAGCTACCCCGGCGCCTACTCCGGCAGCTACCCAGACAGCTATTCCGGCAGCTACCCCAGCAGCTACGCCAGCGGTCACCCCTGCGCCTACCCCGACGCCTATGCCAACTATGGCAACAACGCAGTACGCTACAGGAAGCGAGATCCCTACTGGCTTGCGTGGCTCAGAGATGGCTCTCAAGGGTGGTGCTACTGGCGCGATAGAGATGCTAGACCAGCTGAATCGAGTGGGTCGTGAAGATCTAACCACGCGATACAAAACTGGTTTAGAGCAAGCACGGGCAGCGGCAGATACTGCTACTGGTTACATGGATCCCTACCAAACAGCCGGCCAGACTGCTCTACAGCAGCAGATGGCTTTATCAGGAGCTCTAGGCCAGGACGCATTTGACCAGGCTTACCAAGAATCACCGCAGATGGCGTTCCTGCGCGAGCAGGGTATGAGAGCAAATCTATCGGGTGCTGCGGCTACTGGTGGATTAGGTGGCGGCAATGTCCAAAAGGAATTGCAACGCTTTGGGCAAGGTCTAGCCTCGCAAGGCTTACAACAGCAGATCGGCAATCTAAACACGCTCTCTGGCCAAGGAATGAATGCGGCAGGGACTATGGCAAACATCGCCACGGGCCTGGGAGGGCAGGAGCTAAGCACTAATGTTGGCTTAGGGAATCAACTTGCACAGTATAATTTATCTACAGGCCTTCCAGCAGTATCACAAATTGGAAATCTCGGAGTTAATTTAGCAACGGGAAGATCTCAAGCAGGACGAGACCTAGCAAACCAATACGGGGCAACGGCCACAGCTTTAGGTAATGTTTATTCAAGCCAAGGTCGTGATGTTGCGTCTATGATGGACGAACAGCGTCGAATGATTATGGACGCCGTGAGCAATGGAGCAATGACAGAGGCCCAAGCTCAAGAGGCATTCTCTACAAACATGGCTAACCTGCAATCAGGAGTAGGTAGTCAGCTTTCCGGTGTGCCGAATGCACCTATATTTGCTCCTGATTACGGTACGCAAATAGGAAATGCATTCCAAGCTGGCGGTGTGGGCGCATACTTAAGTGGACAGCAGAAAAACACTCCTGCGCCTGTTTCAACATCTACGCCAATCTACCCTAATCAACCTATTGGGTTTTCAGTAATGGGACTAACAGGATTTTAACATGGCAGACCTATCTACAGCCCTACAGGGCATAGGCGCGGCATTCAAGGGCCAAGCGCCCCAGTTCTTACAGCAGCAGCAACAGCGGCAGCAGATGGAACGCGCCCAGATGCTGCAGAACGAGGACCTGGCAGAGAAGCGCAGGATGACTATGTTTAAGGACGCTGCGATGATGAGGGCCAACCCAGAGATGGCTGGCTCTATACTCCAGGACCGCATGGCTCAGATACAGCGATTTAATGATATGGGCGTCCCGGTAGATCCTAGACACACCCAAGAGATGATGCAGCTCTATCAGTCTGGCGACATGAATGCGTTCAGTGGATACCTGGATAACGTAATCAGATCCGGTCAGTCTCTCGGTGCGATAGCTAAGCCGGCAGCTCCGACGGCTTACGATCCAGGCCAGATGATTCGTATGCCTGATGGTTCATTTAAGGCAGTGCCCGTTCCTGAAGGCTACGTTGATCCGGACGAGCTAAAGACAGAGCGGGGGAAGATATCTGGTGAAGCGATTAAGATTAGGTCTATAGCGCGCGATGCATTAGATGGCTACAACAAATTAGATAGTCTTGCTCAGGCGGTGAGAAATGCCCAAGTGACTGGCGCGAGCGATGAGGTAAGGAGGGCGGGTAGAACCGCTCTTGGTACAATTCAAACCTTAATGGCTCGCATGGCAAGCCCTGGCGTGGTTACCGAGCAAGACTTCAGGACCCAAGCCGGCGCAACTAGCTTGAGATCTGAAATCATTAACAAGCTAACTACTTTGGGTGAGAATGACACTAACCTGGCGGCAGTAATGGCCTCGTTTGATCCAACCAACCCCGAGAGCGTAGATGTGGACCTTATTATCGATCAAGCAAGGTCTATGACAAAAGGAACAGCAACAGGTCTACTGAATGACTTTGCTGGGCTGAGAAGCATTTCCGATACATTTAATTTCTCAGATAGTTTTAAGACTGCATACTTTGGCGGTCAGTCTGCGAGAAACCTTGGAAGACTTGGACAGATTGCTGATCCTAACTTTGATTCTAAGAGCTACTTCCAGAATCCTACTGAGTATTTAGACAAGCAAGAACAGGCTCTAGCGGCTCAACCTGCAATGCAGACACCTGGTCAGCAATCTATGCCTGGCACCCCAGTGTATGAAAGCCAAGCAGAAGCTCAGGCAGCAGGTGAGCGTGGCGAATTTAATGCTGGCGACGTTATCGTTATTAATGGCGTAAAAATGACAGTAGGACAATAAAATGCCCCAATTTACATTTACACCAGTAGGTGACGAGCCAGGACAAGCCGCACCAGGTCCTCGCCAGATAACCCCTATTGATGAGAGTAATATGGTTGCCGGGCGCGAGCAGTTCGCTTCTGGTGGAGCTCCTATGTTTGCTGGAGCGCCTACGCAAGCTATGCAGTTTGGTCAGCCTACCAATAAGAGGCCTCTTACGTTTACGCCTACGCTTACAGCAGAGCAGGTAAGAGATGTTCCGGAGCTTAGGCCTTTACCTGGACAGATGGCTCAACTGTTGCCGGAAGCCCCGACAGGTGTCCCTACTGGCCTGGCTGCTTTACAGGCGGTGACGCTTAATCCCCAAGAGATGCGCGACATGCTTGTTGCGATCGACTCAAAGATTGAGGTGAATGTCGGCCCCGAAGGAGGCTTATACGTTAACCAACCCGGCGGCGAGCGGTTTGTTATTAACAAGCCGGGATTCACTACCCAGGACGCTATCGGCTTAGGCACTAATGTTGCTATGGGTGTAGGAACAGGACTTGCAGGTAGCGCAGCACGACGAGTGGCTTACGAGGCATTGCTCCAGACAATGATTGAAGGCAGTCAACTAGTAGCAGGTGGCGAGTTTAATGCAGAGGAGGTTGGTCTCAGCGTATTAGGTTCGGCTGCGAGCGAGGTTCCTGGTCTAGTAAGAAGATCCACAGCAGCAGATCCTGTTAGACAAAGGGCTATGCAGCAAGGAGAGTTACCAGAGACAGCCGAAACAATGGCCACAATGTCAGAAGCGACATCAATCCCCCAGGTTGGGGTCCAGGCAGAAAGAATGGAGGGTATCGTACAGCCAGACCCGGTTAAGGTTCGTGCTGCTCAGGAGCTTGGATTGGAAGAGGTCGTGCCTCCAAGGGTTGTATCTGGCAATCCTCAGTACGTTGAAATAGAGAACGCCCTGGTTAATATACCTGGCACTCAATTAGCGAACTCAGAGAAAGATTTCCTCAGAGGCCTACTAGATAAGACAACAGAGTTTGTTGAGATGTATGGTGGACGAGGCGCAACCGATCTACCTGGTATGACAGAGGCAGTCAGAACCTCAATAGAAGAAACACTTGAGTCAATGACAGTTAAGTCTAACGAGCTCTATGATCAGCTCGCAGAATTAGTACCAGCTAGGACAAAGATCGTTGGCACAGATGCCCTGGATAAATTGCGTAAAGATATTCGCTCAGTGGCCATTGATATGGGTGGTATTAGTAGACTTTCTAAATTAGAGCAAGACATATACAAAGAGCTTGCGAAGTCTAGAACGGGTCGCCCAATGCCATACGCTCGATTAGATGCGTTAAGAATGGATGTCGGGGAAAGACTAGGAACCGCCACTAAAGGGATTGTTGCTGGAGATGCTAACAGCTATCAGTTAAGCAGATTGTACTCAGCTTTGACGGAAGCACAGGACTCAGTAATTAGAGATGTCGCCGGGGAAGAAGCATCAAGCATGTGGACTCTAGCTAAATCTCTTGTATCAGAAAGAAAGCAGTACGAAGACGTGGTTCTCAAGGTCGCCGGGAAGGAAGGGAATAAGGCTATAATCCCTAATCTGGCCAATGCGATAAATCAAATGGCTAGTGGAAAGCTTGATCAATTCAAGCAAATAATGTCTGCCATACCAGAGCCACAGAGAGCTCAAGCGATAGCCTCTGCGATGGTAAATGTTTTTGGCGGGACAACTGCTCAAGGTATTGCGCCAGGGAAATTTGGTACTACCTGGAGAAGTATAACCAGGAACAAGACCGCCAGGGATGAGCTGTTAAAATACCTTCCCGAAGATGCGCCTCAATTCCTGGATAACCTTGGGACAATATTAAGGTCTTATGCAGACGCAAAGGCATTACCCAGAACCGGGGCGATTAATGCGCTTGAAAGATACAACAGCGATGGCGGCATGGTTCAGAGATTGCTTCCTTATCTAATTGGATCTAGAGGAAACATGCTAACAAACGTCATGGAGTCAGGAACGGATGCGGCGGCAAATGCCCAGCAGAGAGCTGCGGCTGACATGATGGGCAACCCTAACTTCAAGCGCATGATGACAAGGAAGGCTCGAGGAGAGCCCGTTGATAGGCTTGAAGATAACTTTATGAAAAGTGCTCCATTCATTGCATGGACACAAACCGTGCCGGCAGATATCAAGACGCGAGTATTATCACTAGGCATTGCCGAATATCTATTTGAAGACGGCTCACAAATACCAGGTATGGGAGAGAATAACTAATGGCTCGATTTGGCGATTTAGACACACAGTACCTGGACGACGCTGGCGATCCATTAGTCAACGGCAAGGTCTACTTCTATGAGAGTGGCACGACTACCCTCAAGACTACCTTTGCGGACGTTAACCAATCGATCCCCAATACTAACCCGGTGATCTTAACTGCGGCTGGACGACAGCCAAACATCTTCTTTGACGGTGTGGCCAAGGCTATCCTGACCACGAGCTCAGATGTACAGATCTTAGTACGGGACCCTGTAGGTGAGACTGCTACCGACTTCGGTGATGAGTGGGTGGCCACTAAGATCTACAGTGCCAATGATGTGGTCCTGGGGTCCGATGGGGTGTTCTATCGATCTTTACAGAACGGCAACCAGAACAACAACCCGGTAACGAGCTCAGGATTCTGGACGCTCCTCTACTCTGTCGAGTGGAACCAGGGCATCACTTACCAAGTAGGTGCGATGGTTACCTATAACGGTGAACAGTACCAATCTCTACAAGGCACTAATTTAAACCAGAACCCCTCTACTCAGACAGCGTACTGGGTATTGCTAAGTTTTGCATGGTTAGCCACAGCGACTTATGCAGAGGATCAGAACGCAGTCGGTACAGATGGTGTTTTATATACCTCTCTCCAAAACTCTAACACTGGCAACGATCCTGCAACCTCACCTGCTTACTGGGTGGGTACAAGTGCGGCGGCTGCTGCAAGTGCGACTGCTGCGGCTTCTAGTGCAACTGCGGCTGCTTCTTCGGCTACTGCTGCTGCGACATCAGCCACGGCGAGTGCAACATCGGCCACAGCGAGCGCTACCTCAGCCACGGCTTCTGATACTGCAAGAGCCGCTTCTGTTGTAGCAAAGGATGCTGCCGTTGTTGCAAAGGATGCTGCGGTTGTCGCAAAAACTGCGGCTGAAACAGCAGAGACTAACGCTGAGACAGCAGAGACAAATAGTGCAAATTCTGCTGCGGCTAGTGCTACATCTGCTGCGGCATCTTTGGTTTCTCAGAACGCTTCGGCGGCAAGCGCTACTGCTGCGGCTTCAAGCGCATCATCTGCTTCTACTAGCAGCTCTACGGCGACAACTAAAGCTGCTGAATCTGCGACAAGTGCTGCGGCGGCTTTGGTTTCTCAAAATTCAGCAAGCACTAGCGCCTCTACTGCAACAACTCAGGCAGGAATAGCAACGACTAAGGCTAGCGAATCTGCTACCAGTGCGACAGCTAGTGCGTCATCAGCCACAGCAGCGGCGGGTTCAGCTACTTCAGCGGCAACTTCGGCAACTGACGCAGCGGCATCTCTGGATGAGTTTACTGATATTTACCTTGGCGCTAAGTCCACAGCTCCTACGGTGGACAATGACGGCAACCCATTGCAAGCAGGTGCGTTATATTTCAACACTGTGTCTAACACGATGTTCGTCTATTCAGGCTCTTCTTGGGCAGCGGCAGGCAGTGCAGTAAACGGTACAGCGGAGCGTCAAGAGTATGTCGCCACATCTGGACAGACCAACTTCGCAGCCACTTACGATGTTGGCTTTGTAGATGTCTACCTAAACGGCTCTAAGCTAATCCCGACTACGGACTTCACAGCCACTAACGGCGCTACAGTCATACTGACCACCGGAGCAGTTACAGGCGATAACGTCTCTATTATTGCTTACGGTGCGTTTAATGTTGCTGACGTGTACACACAGGCGCAAAGCAATGCTCGTTACACGCAGATAGCCAATAACCTCTCAGACGTAACTGCGGTTACAGCGCGCACCAACTTAGGCTTAGTCATTGGCACAGACGTAGAAGCCTATGATGCAACCATCTTAAAGTCTGCTGCGATTGGCGTGACTGTCCAAGGCTATGACGCTAACACCACAACCTCTACGAACACACAGACTCTTACCAACAAGACAGTACGAGACACTGTATACGCCCTGTCAGGTGTGGCCTTTGACGCTACGAACGGCGCAGTACAGACCAAGACTCTAGCGGCTAACACGACCTTTACAGACTCGCTCAGCTCTGGTGACGCTATCGTCCTACAGCTCGAAGCAGGTGCTAGTTACACAGTAACGTGGCCTACGATGACTTGGGTAACCTCTGGCGGCAATGTCGCTCCTACGCTGACTGCTAAAGACACACTGGTGTTCTGGAAAGTCTCCTCCGTACTCTACGGTGCTTACACTGGCAGCTACGTTTAGGAGTAACGCATGAGCAAATTAACTAAGGCGCTAACAGCGGCTGCGGGTAATGCAGGTGGTGACAACTTGTACGTTGAGGATGTCTTCTCGACTTATTTGTATGAAGGCACTGGCTCTACTCGCTCTATTGTTAACGGCCTTGATTTGGATGGCGAAGGTGGTTTGACTTGGGTTAAACGCAGAACCAACGGTTCTTATAATCATACGCTGTTAGATACTGAAAGAAGCGCCTCTGGTGGATACAATTCGCTATCTACAAACTCTACTGCCGCTGAAAATTTTACTTATGGTTGGATTTTCAATTCAGATGGTTTCACAATTAACGGCGGTGGAAGTACTACTAATGTCTCAAGCGAAGACTACGCCTCATGGACATTCCGCAAGGCTGAGAAGTTCTTTGATGTTGTGACTTATACTGGGACGGGTTCTGCTAGAACTGTATCTCACAATCTTGGCTCAGTTCCTGCGGTAATGATAATCAAAAGAACAAGTACTGGAGGGTCAAACTGGCGCGTATATCACACTTCTTTAGGTAATGGGCAAGCGTTATCGTTAAACACAACCGATGCGGCAGGAGCTACTACTAGCTTATGGAACAGCACAACGCCAACTGACTCAGTTTTTACTCTTGGCGATAACGGTAACGTCAATCAATCGGGTCAATCTTTTGTAGCCTACCTATTCGCCTCAGACGCAGGAGGCTTTGGAGACGATGGTGACGAGAGTATTATTAAGTGTGGGAGTTATACTGGTAATAACAGCGCAGATGGCCCAACCGTAACTCTTGGATTTGAACCACAGTGGGTTCTTATAAAAGAGTCTGATATGTCAGGAAATTCGTGGTCTTTATACGACATGATGCGTGACGGAACTATGGGTAAGCATTTACGTCCTAATGATTCTGCCGCTGAGGATGGAACAAGCAATGAAGTATTGCCTCAAGCAACAGGTTTTAAGTTAAACACTTCTAGCGGCAGAGTGAATAGAGGCAGTAACTACATCTACATAGCCATCCGCAGACCGATGAAGACTCCTGAGTCTGGGACTGAGGTTTTTAGTCCTGTGTTGCAGAATGGTGGCGCATTTGTAACTACGGGTTTCCCTGTAGATAGTTTCTGGAATGCTTCGACGACCTTGGCGGGCTATGCATCAAATGTCGCTGATCGTCTTAGAGGTGGCGGTAATTATTTAGACACTAGGTCATCTGCTGCCGAAGATGTAAACGCAACTCAGTATTTAAAGTTTGACAACAATACAGGGGTAACTGACGGACTTTTCAATCCTTCTTACCCTCGCGCTTATTGGTCTTTTAAACGCGCCACAGGCTTCTTTGATGTGGTTGCTTATAGCGGTGATGGAGCGGCTACTCAGGATATAACACATAACCTTGGTGTCTCTCCTGATTTTATAGTTGTTAAACAAAGAACAAATAGCGCAACTCAATGGCCTCAATGGGCTTCGGCAGTTCCTAATTATAGCCGTTATCTGAACCTAACTTCAGGAGGTTTTCAAACGGGCGGTCAACCTTATTATGTAGGTCAATCTGTTTCTAGTACAACTTTTAGAGTTTCAACAGACGGGTCTCCAGACCAAAGCAATGGCTCTGGAAAAGACTACATAGCCTACCTCTTCGCCACACTAGCAGGAGTAAGCAAGGTAGGAAGCTACACAGGCACAGGTGCTGACTTAAACGTAGACTGTGGTTTCTCGGCAGGTGCTAGATTTATCCTTATCAAGCGTACAGACTCTACTGGCGATTGGTACACTTACGACAGTGCGAGAGGTATTGTTGCAGGTAACGATCCGTATCTGCTCTTGAACTCCACAGCCGCAGAAGTCACTAACACTGACTACATAGACCCGCTATCTAGTGGATTTACAGTAACATCATCTGCTCCTGCTGCGCTTAACGCCAGTGGCGGCACTTACATCTTCTTAGCAATAGCATAGGTGACCTAATGGAATATCGTATTCAATCAACTGGCGAAGTCAAAACTCAAGGCGAAGTCAGAAGAATGCACAGCAACACATCACTGCCACGAGTGTGGGACGCAGACACTTGCGCCTTCTTAGGTATAGACCCTGTACTCGCAGCTCCTAAGCCTGAGCCAAGCGCAGCCTACAAGCAAGTAGGTCGTAACGGTGCAGTGCAGGACGCTAACAACAACTGGGTAGAGGCTTACACAGAAACAGATATGTTTGCCGACACCACAGAAGATGGCGTTACTACTACTAAGGCTGAACACGAGACGGCTTATCAGGCAAGGCTAGACGCTGATGCTGCGGCAGGTGTCCGAACTACTAGAGATGCCAAACTAGCTGAGACTGATTGGACAGCATCTACTGACGTTACTATGACTGCTGAGATGACTGCGTACAGACAAGCCTTACGAGATGTTCCCGCTCAATCGGGATTTCCTAATACAATAGATTGGCCAGAGGTATAACGATGAGCAATTCAAGAGACATAGCCGATAGCGCGGCAACGATTAACTTTATTGATGGCGTTACCTCTAACGTGCAGACGCAGCTCAATACGCTGACGACTGCGCTAGATAACATCTCTGTCACCAGTGGCACGCTAACCAAGACTTTCACAAACGGCGAGACAGCTTCAATCTCACTGACTAGCTCTGTGCTTGCGCCTGTCGTTTCTGTGATTAAAGAAGTACCACAGTCAGGAGTGACTAATAACACTTGGGATGTTAATTCGACTACAGAGAATTACACGAGATTAAACTCTGCTCCTGCGACTACTTTGGGTTGGAGTGGTGAGTTAGCGAACGCTTCTTACACTCAAGCATTTAGTGTCTCGTCACAAGATATTTATCCTTCTGCTGTAGCGTTCAACGCTGACGGCACAAAGATGTTCATCGCAGGAAATCAGGGTGATGATATTGGAGAATATACGTTATCCACTGGCTTTGACGTATCTACCGCATCATTTGTGGATAGCTTTAGTGTCAATAGTCAAGAGTCAGCCCCTATGGG